GTCTCTTGCACAAGAACTATAACCCGAATGGAGTGAAACACTCGCTACATCAGATACAAGGGCCTGTGTTCGACAATAACAGACTAGCACATATGGAGGTAAAACCTCACTGAATGTACTGCTATTAAAGCGGAGAAAAGGATGCTAACAGGAATCTAAAAACAACTGGATGGTTAGACTCTCACCCAGGTAGAGTTTATGATAGATACCGAGACCACTACACTCCCCTCATACCGAGGAGGTTGTGCATGTTGCGATTAACATCACCAGCGGTGTGTCTCTCTGTGTCCTCTTCTTGTGTTCCGACGTTTCCATCCAAGCCAAATAAACGATTTTGAACATTTCTCAATGCTGCTGCCTTCATTTGGATATGAGCTTCACGTGCCCGTACGGGTGTCGTTGAAGTCATTTCGTAAAAATCAAAGGCATATCTGGCGAGGCTGTAGTCTGTCAGGTTGCGCTGAATTCCATACCTTGGCATGTATGCTTTTTCATAATTTCGTTTTTCAATATACGCTTCAGCCACGTTACTGAAATGTGCCATAATTTGTCTAAAAGTGGGTTTCGCATGATCCAACAATGGCTTTATTGGATACTCCACTTGTGTTTCCCCATCCATCATCACCCACATTCCATTGATATTCGGGGATGTTCCATTCTCTATGCACCAAACCATAAGACCATTTAAAATGATGCTCATTTCATCGTCCGTGACATCATAGTCTCGCTTAACTCCTTCATACCAAGTTTGGAAACAAGACTGCGGAGCTCTCGTGTTTGACAAGTCAACCTGTGCAGGACTATAATGTGCCAAATGGTTCAAGTTCATAATAGCCTTTCCCTTCACCTTTGGCAGAGATAGTTTCGAAGTCATTGCCTTCAAACGTGGCACTGTAAAAGTTCCAGTTGATCCTGCATCGACATCCCTGTCTCTGTTTGTGTTGACTAGCGCGTTTGAGTTGCTAGGTGATGCATCCTCATGACTATATGTTCCAAAAGTTTGCAGTTGAGGTCCTGACACCTGTGAAACTGGTTTTGTTGCTGGTTGAGTTGTTGCTGGCGTGAAAATGGGGTTGAGCATTGGCGCCGTAGTCCGGGGTGCAGGCTGTATGACTGGAGGTGGTTGAAGTGCATCAACTTCCTCCTCGTCTTCTCTTTCGTCAGCTTGGTGCACAACAACGTTGGACTCACCATCATCGTTAATGTTGTCGTAAAAAGCTTCAAGATATCGCTCAATTTCTGTCTCGGATGCTTCAGTGTCAGTGTAAAGCTTCTTCAGTGCTGTCTCCGCAATGTACGGGGCTTTTCCATCTTTTGAAAGAGCATTGTATGGTGCTTGTTCAAGAACCCAACTGTAAAATTTTCGGATCTCCCTCAGCAGCTCCTTATAACCCCACGCTTCCACCATTGATGCACAAATTGCCTCCAATCGATGGATTGGCTCATTTGATCTGTCCCATTCAAGTATTGATACAATCCTCTCAGGCTCCAGCTTGGGAATGTACATGTCATCGTAGAGAACGCCTTTATGTGACATAAACCACAGCTCTTCCTTGTTTTCAGTCTTTGTGGTGAATGTGTAATTCAATCCAAGTTGGGAAAAGTGTTCTTGAAGCTCATCATAAATGCTCTCGTATGCTGGGTGCACTGCGAGGACAAGATCATCACCATTCACAAAGTACCGACAAATGCAATCGTGTGTATCCGGATGGTGTCCAAGCTTAAGGAGTGAATATGTCATTGCCAAAATAACCATGAGTGTATTGTCAACAACTGTCGAGGGTTGACCACTATTGTTTCCCTTGAACTTCTTAACAATAGTGCCATCTGGTGTAGCAATTGGTGTATATACAATCTCCGTATACAGGTTTGAAAGCATTTGTTCACCAATGTCCCATTCTTCCATAAATGCCAGACGAATATTGAGAACTGCATTGATTAAGTACGGTGAGAGGGAACTGTCAAATTGAGAGCCATCGGCATCACAGTAAATCCATCCTTCTGGCAGTGCTTTAAGCAGTTTGTCCCAACCACCTCTGAATTTTGTCATCCCAACGCTCCATGGACAATGTAAATTCAGGCTGTAAAACTGATTATTGAAGTCATCAACGCACACTTTTCCCCCCAGAAGGGTATCAATCGGTGCTGCTGTGAATGATCGAGTTTTATTAGCCTCTACCTTCTCTTTAGGGCGCAATTCTGCCTTCAAAGAGCCATTCCACACTCCTTTCTTTCCCATGAACAAACGTTTGCAACTAGCTCGCACGAAACTTTCCTTGTCCTGGTCTGACACGTTCTCAAAATAGTCCCTTTTCTTTCCACTGTACAAAGCGCCAACTGCTGCTTTCATGTTAAGTGCTGAGAATATGTCATCTGGATCAGTGACGTAATTACATTCTTCAAAACCTTTGGAAATTAGCATCGAGATGACCACATCAACAGCACGTTCAAATTGATCACAGTCAACTGCACCAACGACGATTGGTTTTGAATACTTCATCAGATCTTTGACGTATGCGTCCTTATTTAGAGCACTCTTTTGGTATGCTCCCATTAAAGGTCGAAAGAATTCGTGCTCCTCTGGATGAGTCAACAGGTATGTTTCAAAGAGTGTACATTTGCCTTTAACGACATGCTTAGTAACCAACTGCCCAGGGCAGGCTCCAACTGCTTTCAAATTTCCTTCTAATCTATCTCTGAGCCAATGTGTAGTTTTGGACTGAGTGTAAACAAATTCCCCATCAAGATCCGTTAGCAGTTTACAAATTGTAAACGGACTCTGTGGAATGTCCCTCTTGAGCTGTAGGGATCCCCAGCAAACTTCATCCGGATTGTATCGCCACTGCTTTATCCAGTTATCATTGTCTTGATTTGACAAGTATGTGGTCTCGAAGTTGTCAGGGAAAGCTGCATAGAAATTCTGGGTGTTCGTTGAATTTGCAAGACTGTGTAGCCCAAGAATACTGCCATCTCGAGTGCTCACGATGGGTAATCCGCAATGACCATCCTTCGTACTAATCCAGTGTTTCCAGAAATGACTGTTATCAACTGGATATGTTGCGCTTGTTTCCGACATGGTGCTTGAAATGCTCTTCGTTTGGAAATTTGAACCAATTAAACAAACTCTGTCCTCAGTCGTCGGGGTGCGGAACTGCAACCTCCTCGGAAAAGGAGGGAAGTCCTTTGGTAATCTGATGATCACTATGTCCCGACCTTTGCAAGGAAGCAGTTTGAGAGTTTTTGTGTCCTTCACTACGAATTCCCCATGATGCGATCGGATTGTTAGCTCTCCGTCATTCCTTTTGAACAAATGCTGATTCGTGACAATTAAACCCCCAAAGCCAAGTCCAAACATTTCACTTTGTCTAGCACCAGATGAGTTATTCAATTGGCATATCGAGCTTGCGATTGGATTGTAGTCTCTCAGGCCTCTAAACAGTGATTTACTTTCGTGGTCAACTTCTTCGTCCCCCTCTTCATTGATCTTTGGGATTGCATTAGGTTCAACAAAAACTGGGTGTCCTGTCTGCCTCAATTCAAACTCTCTCTCTGGAAATCCTGCAATAGTTGCAGTTTTGTCACATACACGCAATGGGTTGTGTGGAGTGAGGTCCACCTTGAGGGCTTTCTGCGTCGCATCCTTGATATAGTATGCGACAATACCTGGATTTGACATTATGTGCTGCATGGTGATTTTGTCATCTCCGATGTAATCATTGCGAATCTGCGAGAAGTGTTCCTGCACCAAGTTGATGTCCATAAGAGGACTTTCGTCCAGGGTGTGACCAGTCAATGGATCAACAAAGCGAACAAAGTTGTAGTCTGTAGGATCGTACCCGTACATGTTCACAAATTTGCGTGTTTTCGTTCCCATCCCTCTAGTCTTTCCTTTGCTCTTTCCTTTCTTTGAGTATGCAGAACCAAAGTATGCCTCCATAGTTGAATCGTCACCATACACTTCCCTGGCCATTCTGTTATCTCGGGCTTGCCTGAATTTCAATTTTTGTCTTTGCCTACGATTGAAACCTTGGTGAATAACTTCTTCTTTGAAGCTATCCCTCAAATAACTGAAAATCATCCATGCCCCTCCACCAAGAACTCCAAGCATTAATGTTGCGTCACGAGTGATGAGTCGTTTATTCCAATGCCCCTTAAGTTGTAGCGCCTTTGAAACTCCTTCCTTTGTTTGATGGTGCACACATTCTAAGGCGCCAAAGTTGCGGATAAGTTCAGGATAACTTGGATCAATGTTCAGGTTCTTGAATTCTAGCAACTGAGACTTCGCCATTTGGAGAACACCAATGTTTTCTTCCGTATGGTCTTTGGCGTATTTTGAGCGAATGGCTGAGGTGATGCTTGACAGAGAGAAATTTGAACTTGAGCAGGATTGACTGGTCATAGCTCTGAAGTGTGCTTGCTTTGTTCTCTCTTGCTCCAACAGTGCGTCGATGATTTTAATTGTCCGAGGAATGGAGTGGATGTCTGTCTGTAACGTATACGCAATTTTGCACGCACTCGAACTACAGATCCTTCCGAATCCTGCATCAGATTTGTGGGTTTCTACCGCTTGCCATATTCTCTCGTGCAAAGTTTCAGGGATGTCTTTCACGTAAAACGGTACACGAATGTTTTCATCCAAGTCCAAGTTACAGCCTTGTCGTTTGTAGTCACGAACACTCATCCACCCACATACGTTGCTGTTTGGTATAGCCAACTTGTTTAAGATTACCTCTGAGTCACGCAGTCTATAGCTCTTGAGCAATCGAAAAATTTCCTGGTGCATTGTCCCGTCAAATCGAACCAACGCCACTGTGTAGAACGGGGATAATTCAAACTGTTGCATCGTCCGTGCTTGCTTGACAGTGCACATCGCTAGTAAGCTCGTTGACACACCGTTAGTCATAACTGGCAAACCATAAGTGAAACATAGAAAAGCTGCTTCTGTTGCGATTATTGGAGGTATTTGAGTGAGTCCTTTCTCTGTAAATCCAATACGAAGTGCTGCTCCTGGTTTGTTTCGACCAACTCGCCCCAATCTTTGAATCCTTTCTCCATAACTGATGCTCTTCTTCGTGTATCGAACGAGACGATTGTCAATGTCCAATACAGGCACGACTTTCAAACCGAAGTCCACAACCACATCAATGTCCAATGTGACTCCATTTTCAATGATATTTGTTGCAACCACGAAATGCGGTTTGGCCTGAGTGCCACTCGTTGGTATCTCAACATTGCCGACTTTCATAGTTCGCCCATCGACTTTTGAAACTTTGAAGCTCCTGTCTGTGAGCAATTTGCTTAGTGTGTCAACCTCATTGTAACTTGCGACATAGACCAACACATTGACCCCATGCTTGAGAATATCGCTATTGCAACCTGTGCCGAGATTGGAAACAAACTGCTGGAATGACAAAGATTCCTCAACAATGACCTTCACCTCCTTCTGTGTTTTGAATTCAACTTCATGTCCAGGGGGTGTCGCTGAGACCTTCAGTATCTTTCCCGGGTATGAATACTCCGAAAGAAGACATCTAAATGCCATTGCTGATGCATCATGCACGTGACATTCATCAAAAATGATGCACTTATAGTTGTCCAAATAAGTTGGATTGTTTGCCAAGAAGTGCAGTGCGTAACCGCTTGTCATCACAGTGATTGGAGTTGATCCAAAGGTGCTCATCCCACGCATGCGCAGTGTAGGATTGACATTGAATGGTTGACCTCGCAACTGCTTGCACACATTCTCAGCTAGCGGCCTGGTGGGTTCAATTAGCAGGACGTGGCCCTTCTTGCTTAAGTGGAATGGCAATCCAGTTGATTTGCCCGATCCAACTGCTCCACGAATTAAGATATCTTGATGTGAGCCATGCATGACTTCATTCGCAATGTGCGCTGCATTTTCTCGTGTGAATTCAAGGAAATGTCCTTCAGTCCTGTAGTGTGGAATCACATTTCCTGTCTCAAGTTGATTCATCCACCATTTCTCAAAAGTTGAGTCAAATGGGACAGTTGGTGCAACTTCGTTACTTTGCAGTACAAAATCGACTGTGAGCTTCTTCTCATCCAGTATGTCTTCTATATCGTCCAAGCTCTGATGATGAACAGCCCGGTCGACACTTCCCATAATGCCTTTGAGTTTATTGAGAATCTTGTACACGCCGTCACTTCGCTCCGAGTCAAACAGCATCATAACGAGAGCTACAAATGCTACAACCCGTTCCAAATTTGCTTGTGAGTCTCTCTTACTTTGATGAACAACAACTTGACCATCCCCAATCAGATCCTCTGCATGTTTCAGTAAATCAGGGTTTTCATCTCCCACATACTCCAGGAATTCATCTGCTGTTGGTGTGCAACCAACTTTCTCTGATAACCTCGTGTATAAGACTTGCAATCTTTTGAATCTTTTCTTATCTTCCCGATCGGCGGCAAGTTGCTTAAGATGTTTATGCTCATTGACCATTGAGTTGCACGTGGCTCCTATTGAAAGCAAGAGACTGAACACGATGAGCATGTCAAGCATTTTGAGAGTGCTAGGAAGAAAACTTGGTGAGATTCCGATGGCTTTGCAAAATAGCTTCCCCATCGACTGGTATGTATAGCAAACCACATCGTCTCTTTTCCATCGGACTACGTCTCTCAGGCGTTTGTACTGGTTGCCAAGTAATGACCGAACGGAGATGTCGTACCTGCCTCCTAAATCTGCGCCGTCTTTTGGGATGAAAGGTTTTGGTATATGTTTTCGCCATCGCTGCGATTCCAAGATTGCAGAGAATTTTTCCGACCAGCTTAACTCTTTCCAAGCTTGCTCCAATTCCTGGAGATAACTTTTTTCTACCAAGTGGGGTGTTGCCTGTCTGAGTACTGAGAATCCTAAGTCATTTAAAGTGTGATCGGATTCCGTCCGTGCTTTCATCCTTTCCAAAGTTTTCACTGCCATCATGTAGGATGCGTATGGCTGCGTTCCAACAAAAACACTATCATATAGAACTGCTGCATGTTCGTCAATGACACTCATCTGTGCATTCAGTGTACTTGCGAGTGAAACTTTGGCTGCAAGTGCTGATAACATTGATGTGATCGCTGCCAAGCTATGAGATCGTGTGATCCAATATTGTGTGGCTTTCTCCAATGAACCACTATTGAACAGCGCCATCAAGACGCCAGGTGACAAAACGCTCATGAGCAGTAAATATGGTTCTTCCTTAAGCACCTGTTCCATGATTTGTGGCTTGTAAATGCTTCTGATCAAGAGCTTTACATTTTTGAATTCGTCACACTTATCCACTTCAAGACCTCCAACCAGGTATGTTTTCATATTTGAATCCAATGTATCACTAGCAAAGCTAATAAGCTGATTGATTGTGTTCGCTTTCAAAACATGCATTCCAGTTGACAGTGATCCGAATGAGTCAACTACATGAAAGATTTTTGCTTCGTGATCAACGAGTATTCGTGGAAGCTCAGCATTCCGAGTTTCTGGATAGAGAACTGCGAGAAAGTGGCAAGCTGTAGCTAAGTCCATCATCGATGGCCATGTTCCAAGCTTAGGTACAAGAGTGTCACGCACTGTCTTTGTGAAACTTTTTGCTTCATCTTCATTTATGTTGATCAGCATAGCAAGGAAAATGTTAATGTAACAATAACCTGCCTTTGCTATGAACATTGCACCTCCTTTTGCTGTGGGCAAATCCACATACTTCGAATCACCTGAGTTACCAACAACTAAATGATTCTTTGTTGGACTTATTATTTCAGACTCCAGTGGTGTGCCGTCTTCGTGTGTGACACAGCAACATTGGTATACAAAGTTTTCCCCTCGCTTGCTAGTGCATTCCTTTGAGACCTCAAAATGAATGCACTCTTCACCCAAGAGCTGCTTACGTAGTGCTGCCAGATTTGTTGACATAACAAGGTTGCCAATGGCCAATTTGCGGATACCTCTAGGATTTTCACGAACAATATGACGTCTGTAGCCCTCGCTAACATCGATCACATCGAAGTAATTCCTAAAGAAGCGTTTAGCATGATACTCTCTCTGTCCCCACACGAAATTGCCATTAGTATCAAGTTGATTGTCACACATAAGCTGCATATTGACATGTGCTTTTGATGAGATTTTATTCCTGAAAGCCTTTATAGATCCGCTCCTAATGTTCTCCGTGCGATTCTTCTGATATCGCGCTAGTTCGCGTAGATGATCCGAGGCTTCTATATAGTCTTGTGCGCTCATCATACCACCCTTAATGATTAATTCATTGATTTTGTTGAGATGGGAAAAAGGTGCTTCTTTACGCTCGCCTATCATGTGCGTGATATCCTTGAAAGCTTCATAATTCTGATTTTCCACGCGCATTAGTTCACGATATCTCTTTAGAAAAGCGAGAACATGTGAAAATTGTGGATAGTTATCCATCACTGTTTTCTCATGCTGCTCAATTACTGTCGAAAATCTATCACGTATTTCCTGTTGTGACATGTAAGAATACTTTTGAGCACATTGCAGACACGTGATTTTTCCGCAAGGGATTATCGCTTGGCACACAAGTGCTGCGACATAACCACACTCCTTCACGTCCAGGTCAGATGTGCACTGATGATCAGTTTCGCGTAGCTTGCACTGCATAAATGAATTGGTGAAACCATCCGAAAATTGTTTGCCTGGGTCTGAGTAGTGGATTATCTCATTGCTCTGCTTTTTAGAAACCTTACACCGTGAGTCAACAAGAATAGAGTTGTGTTTTCCACGAACTATAAAAAGATCCGTGTCATACACTTGCATTGGGTCCGATAGATTCATGGGATTTACCACAAATCCGCTCATTCCTGGTGTTACCTCCCCTTTCTTATGGACATGGTGGAAACCGCTTGTGTTTGCAAACAGTTGCAGAATCTTCTTGGTTGCCTCGTCCAACACAAGATCATAGCGTGGTTTTGAACCATCCAAGTGCCGAACATGTGTGCGAAAGTATGTCAGGCGACTTTTCGTTGTGTAGTTACCGACTACACGCTTACGCCCTATGATCTCAACTTTTTGTCCATTTGCCTTGGCGTTTGCAGCAACCCTCCTCATAAAAAGTTGTAGTGATGCCTCGGACATCCTAACCTTCTTAAACACCACCTTCTTTTTCATTGATGGTGTTACAAAGCTAGGTTTCTCAATAATATGAGGGGATGGTACCCGTACTGAAGCTTCACATTTGTCAACACTGATTTGGTTGACTATTGCATCCGGACCGTTGAGGAATTGGAGTCTCTCACGCTCCTCTTGATACTGTTTCCTGAGCTTCTTCTCAATAAACTTCTCAGAGCTTTCTTTGAAGCACCGAAGCCCTTTTCTCTTTGTGACTGTTTTGCTAAACTCACGCTTAGCAAACATAGGCTGCAACTTCTCTTCCAGCCCTTTCCAAGCACTAGCTGTTGCACTCTCATATGTGTTTATGAGACTTTCTGCCGCTCTTCGGCACAGTAGATGCGCGTTACTGACTTGGCGGTTCTCTGGACGGGTCCAGGCCTTTGCCAATCTGTCTGCATTATCCTGGTGGATAGCTGCATCGAGGTGGCAAGTGAATGAGCCAAATACAATGGTTGACATCTTGACTTGCAGTAAATTTAGTAAAGAAATTAAGGAATTTTCTTTGTTGATTTTTGATCTTTCAAGTGAGATTCGAAAAATTTTGATAGCTTGAGATTGATTTGATTGCATAAAATTTTGTATGTTGTGTTGAGTTTTTATATTTT